GACCTGCACCAGCTAATTGAATTACAGCACCTCTCTTTTGATCTGTAAAGTATTTATAAAATCCCCACTCTACGTAACTCTCAGGGTTCAAGCTAATTCCATACTCTTCAATTCTAGCAATTTGATTACCAAGAACTTCTGGTATAGTAGCAACAGCACCTCCACCAGCAGAAGCATCAGATAACACATTCTTTCCAGCAAGTACGTAAGACACCTTGTCCTCTTGTAATACAAGAATATCAGTTTGTCTTCCTGACAACTTCTGAATTGAACCAAATCTTCTTTCTAGGTCTTTAAAGTTTGCAAGTCCTAAATTAAACTCATTAAGCTTGTTTACATTATTCTCAGGGTTAAAAACTCCGCTGTATGTAATAGAAGCATATCTATTAGCCAACTGAAAATCCTGACCAGAAACAGAAGATACTCTTTGTCCCAATCTAAAGTAAGGAGCACCTAGTGAGTCTTCAATTTTATAACTTTCTACACCATTTCCAAATGTAAAGCAGTCAAAGAAATTTAGTAAGATACTAGTATCTTCATGCTCTCCATCAACTATATTGAAAGTTTGACTACCCTCGTAATATACAGCTGGTAATGGATCTGTTGGCTCAGTTTCAAAAACAATTAATGTTCCCTGTCTAATAACTCCAATAGAAGCAGTTATAGTTGACTTAGCTCCAACTCTATCTGGAGTTCCAGATCGTATACCAAAGTAAAGTTTACCAGGGGTAAGAGGATTCTCAAAAAACTGATACTTATTAATTCCTCCAGTTGCTGATGGGTAAGACGTACCTAGTGTTGTATTAAACTCATTCAAGTTAGGCACCTCATCACCAGTCTCTGTGCTTTCTCCAGTGCTAAAGTCTATGTTTTGAGCAGTAGCAAAATCATAAAGATTATTATAGTTTGAAGCTGCAATAAATTGCTTTTTAAAACTATATCTTCTCTGACCAACCTTACTGCTTTTATCTGGTCTATTTAGTACTATATCAAACTCAATAATACTTCCTTCTGTAATCTCCCAAGGTGTAAATGTTCCAGCTGGTTCTTCTGTAAACAAAGGTATTGATACAGCTGGATATGATGGGTCTGAAAAAGGAGTAAAGTTACTTGTGAAAGTTTCATTACCTAAAATAACTTTAGTAGACGTGTCTATAGAAAATCCAATAGGCTTTACCTTCATGTAAAGACCAGCTGGCTCTCCAGCTCCACCCTCAATAAAATCCTCTGGTTTTGCTACAATATCTAATACATCACATTTTATCAAGTCAAGAATTGGTCCGTTGCTGTCTCTCTTAACTATTAATGTGTCTCCTACCTTTGTCTTGTTTTGGTTATTTCCCTCAAGATTCAAGTAAACAGAACCATCACCAGGGTTTAAGAAATAAAGAGAACTATAAATTGTCTCATAGTCAAGACCAGAAGGCAATAGTGCAAATTTATATCTTGTAGCCCAAAAAGGTGGATCAGAAAGTATGTCAACTTTAATTAAATTCTTTTTCACAGAGTTTGCGGCAGGAACGTGTATTGTGTTGTTTTGAGAAACCAACACAGTTGTTGACCTGTTGAAATCATCCATGTAAATTATACCTAGAGAAAAGTCTCTGTTGCTATGTAAGCTGCTCGCGTCAGACTGGTTTATAAATTCAGCTGAAGCAAATGCTATTGAAAAATACTCATAATTAAAAGTTGTAGGGTTAATATTACTTTGATAAACCATTACAATCATCTGCAATGAGAAAGTTGAAGAACCTGGAGTTGCAATAATTTTTATACCTTCTCCAAGAGTATTAATCCCATAACCATATTTAGTAAATCCTACTGGAGCACTAGCTTGACAAGATATCTGGTCTGTAAGAGATGTTCCTTGTGTAGAAGTTCCACAATCTGTAACATTAGCGTGAAATGTCTGAGAACCAATCGCATTTTTAAATTCCTGACTTGTAACTAACTCATAAACAGAAGAATAATCTTTCTGTAACTGAAAGTAAAAAGATTGTACTAAACTATTTGAAATAGCACTAGGGTTAGATACTAACTTTCCGTCAAGAGTCAAGTCTATACCTATAGCTCCACCTTCTTTTAAATCTACATTGTTAAGATTTATAGTTAATAGCGTATCGCTATAAGTTTGAGTAGTCGGAGGTACAATGTTGTACTGTGAAGATGTCTGTGTTGTTGGAACTTCTAAGTATCCTAACTCCTGAGAAACTAAGGAAGCATTTATCTCTACGTCAATTTGTTTTCCAGTAGAGTCAACCACATCATACCCATCCTTATAGTTTCCGTAAAACAATCTGTTTGACATGATCGTTTGAGCCTTGGCTAACAAAGGAACATTGTCAAATAGTCTAACAGATTCAGACTCAGGAAGTGTTGTCAGTATTTTTTTAGAGCTAAACTGTACGGTATAATCAGAGTTGTCCGTAATAGTTAGTGTACTCTTATCATACCTTTCTATAATGTTTATTACGTTTGATACAGAGTTTTTAAATAAAAGATCAATGCCTACTACGCTTGGTCCTCCAGTATTAAATGTAACATTTACAGCGTTGAATATATTTCTCATTCCGCTGTTTTCAAATGTCTTAAAGTCAAAGTTAAAAAACCCAGGCTCAAAAGCTATCTCACTAAATTGAGATATTGCACTATACTCTCCGTCAACGTACTTATATCTGTAAGCAAAAGACAAGAACTTATCTTCAATGTAGTTCTCGTCACCTCCAATATTAATGAGCTCTATTGACGGAGCCTCAGTTGGAGGTGCTACAATTACAGAAATATCAGTTTCAGTTAAAACAGGTTCTGATGGGTATGATCTGTTTACATTTATTTTACGTGGAGGGTTATAACCATCTGTAAAAAACAAAAGATCTTCTACCTTGTTTACGCCATTAATTAAATGTTGTCTACTAAAATTAAGTACTGATGTACTTACAACATGATAAACAAGAAGTCCAGTTTCGACATTCATTGACACAATCATGTCAACACCATCTTCTGGAGAGTGAACAAACCAATAGATCGTATTGTTTACTCCATCTTGAAATGCCCCAATACAAGTAGCTGTATTATCTAGAGGACTATTATTATATAGTATATTAGAAATCTTGACGTTACCCCTTGTATTTTCTAATGAACCAATGTCACTTAGCTCAGTAGAGCCAACACGAACATTCATGGCGTTGATATATTCGCCATCAGGTATAAGCCTTTCATCAAGGCTTTTATTCATCCTTCCTTTTACAAAGGTTTTAACTAAATCCATACCTATTTAATCATCTTGTTTTGACCTCTCATATTCATGAGTAGTCTTCCTGGGTGAATATTGCTAATTCTTATTTTCGCATTTCTCAATAGAGCAGTCATTTCTTTTCTAGCTCTAGCAACAATATATTCTTGAACTCCCAACTTGTTGTTTAGTATTGAATACTTAATGAATGAGTAGATGTAGTTCTCAAACATTTTATTTACACTGATAGCAGCGTCATCTCTAACCGCAACTGGCTTACCAGGAGGTGCTGTTGCTACAGATGTGTACTCCATTCCGTCTGAAATGTATTCTAGTATGCATGACTCGTTAGCCATGTCATTACTAAAGTTGATAACACCAGCTTTTTTGTCTATCTTAAATGTAGGATTCTGGTTAGCTGTCTCTGTATTTAGACCGTATCTGCTTCCAGCAGCATAATCAAAGTACCAGTTACCTCCATACTCCCATCCCCACATATTGTGGTATGGGCTAGATGGATTCAAGTAAATGCTTTTTTGTATGTTATTTAATCTGTCAAAATCTAGTGTTGAGTTTTGAGCTTCAATAACTATACCATTTTGATCTACAACAACTTTATAGTTGTTATCCTGAACGTACTCAACTGCTGAGTTTATCTGAATGTTCTCAGTCAATGGAAGAATTAATCCGTCCTTGTAAAGTGAAATCTTAACCCAGTTCACATAGTCAGAAGGCAAGACAAACTTCAAGTTTGGACCTACTTTTTGCTCAAGGACTTTAACTTCCTTCATCGCATCGTAGTTCAATTCTTGAATAGCTCTCTTTGTGTAGAATAAAACTTTGTACCTATTCAGGTTATTCATCAGCTCGTGGTCTCCTTGGTACATCAACATGAAGTTGTTGACGATATCTTCTAGAGATACGTACTGATAAGATCCCCAGTTAGCATCCTCTGGAGTATTACCATTGTTGCTATAGTACTGAAGATCAGATAGATATTTGTTGTATAGTGGCATTATTTCTCAATAACAATTTCTGTTTGTTCTTGCTGATTTGCAAAGTTAAGAGCTTCAACCTCTCTAATTGACATACCAGCAAATTGCAAAATTTTAGCGACAAGTGTTGGCTCATCTGTAAGTGGTAACTCAAAGTCCTGATAATCAATAGCACTTTGATTAAACAATGGCTCCCCCTGAAACATGCTATATGTCCACTTAGGGTCTTTAGGGTATCTAACGTAGTAGCAAGAAACACCAGTTGCAATTGTGTCTGGATAAACGGTTAACTTATCTTCAAGTTGTACGTAAGCTGGGAACAAATCAATTGGCTGAGTCAAGTTTGACATTA